TATCTGTTTACAACCACTCTTGATCAAAATCTTTCTGTGCCAGCAACTACGCTAGGTGCTGCTGGAGTAAACAATACCCTTGCAAGACAGACAACAAGAAACGGCATTATTAAAAACTTTATGTCAACTAGTTATTTGACAGAGACAGATGTAAACAGCCTTAAGTCTACACAGGCAGGAACGATTCAGTCTTCAGCCCTTGTAATGAACGGTCCATCTTTTAAAACTACAGACGTACCAATTAACTTCGTATCTTACCAATACAAACAACTTGATAATTCATATAGAAGTTTTGGTGCAAGAATGAGAATTATTGGAAAGATTGAAAACAATGAAACTCGTGGACAAACTCCTATTGGCAGTATATCCTACTACCAAGTTAATAGTGCACAAACAAATCAAAATGTAAGCATAGGTGGAGGTTCTGGAGGTTTAGCAATTATGCTAAATCCAGAAACTAATAATGGATATTATTTTGAAATCGTTGCTTTAACCGAGACAAATGTTGAGTCTTACCTAAAACTTGATCAAACTGGACAAGCAGAAGTAAATATAAACAATGTTGTTTTTTATAAAGTTAAAAAAGATGCGTCAAGCAATAATGCAATTCCAATTAAACTGTGGGGTGGACTTACAAGCGTTATCGTTGATGACGGTAGGTTCACTGGACAATACAGACTATCTGGAGAAGATAAACCAACCGTATACGATTTATCTGTAGAGTATCAAGATATTGGAACACTGCGTAGATTCTATTTATATATTAATAATAAGTTAGTTAAGATTGTTGACGATACAGACCCATTGCCAGTTTATAATAACATTGCTCCATTTGTTAGAGGATCTTCCAGGGTAATGTTTGAAAATTTATATGCTATAACAAATAACTATGCACAGAATACTGTATCCGTAGTTGGAGAAACTCTGTCTGATGTATTTGGAGATAGTGAGATTGACGCAAATGAATCATTTAGAAAATATGCAATAAGTGGTTTGATTCAGGGAACATACTTGACAGGAATAAGTTCAGAGCAACCACCAAAATATAAGATGTATTTTGAAGAGTTTGGTTCTATTATGCGTGAATGTGCCTACTTTGATATTAAATATGATCGTTCATACCCAGCACTATACGCACAACTGTCTCCAACATTTAACAGAATCAAGGGCTATACGGTTTCTGGATTCCAGGCAGACTCCTACGGGGCAGAGTTTTTAATCTTTAATGCTTCTGATACTGCTCTAAATCTTGATGAAACAACTGGTAACTATCTAAGAATTCAGGGTATTACATTTACACAAGATACTTCATATCAATTAACCGTAGATGAATACTTTAAGAAGCAAGGAAATCTATCAGACCCAGAACTACAAGGAAGCACACTAATAACATCTCCTCTTGTAGAAAAAGCAAAGTATGATGAAATTAAACTAAGCAGGCTTATATATGGAAGAAATGATTTTTCAATTGAAACTCCATACATCCAAAGCCAAGACGATGCAAATGAGTTAATGGGCTGGATTATTAATAAGGTAATGCGTCCAAAGAAATCAATTGGAATTAATTTATTTTCTATTCCAACTTTGCAACTAGGAGATATTGTTACAATTGACTATAGAAATAGCGACAACTTAGATCTTGTTGCACAGCCATCAGATAGGTTTGTTGTTTATAATATTGGATATAACAGAACACTTTCTGGGCCATCTATGACAGTCTATCTGAGTGAGGTATAAAATGTCTGAAAATATGTTTAGAGATACGCAGTACCGTTCAACGGATACAACTTCTAATTATAAAGCAGTTAGTTCAGTAAACCCAACACCGCTAACCCCGTCAACTATAGGTTCTGCTGTGTCTAACAGTAATATTAATCCAGTGCTAACAGCACCAATAGACACAATTTTATTTAATGATGACTCTGTTCCAATAGAAATAATGACAGATCTTATATTTGAAAATATTGGCGGCCAAGAACTAATCAATATTGCTCGTAATGATACTGTTAATGGACAAACGATTTTATATCAGCCTATCAAGAACCTAACAGCAGTTCAACAGCAATATAACCCTAATAATATAGTTAGTCTTCAAGCAACATCAGACAAATACTTTCAAAACTTTTCTATAAAGTTTGACGACAAGGTTCCAACAGAAGGTACTGGCCCTAATGGGGCTCATGTATATATTGATCCACAGACTGGAGAACTTGTTGTTGAGGCTGTTAATTTAGAGCAAGATGAGCAAATAGAAGTAGAAATTACTATAAGTGGTACAATATATGAGGCGGAAATTTAAATGATAACTGACACTGGAAAATCTATAATTGGTAAGTATTTGCTTGGACAGGCTCCAGCATACGCTTCGTATATTGCCATTGGCTGCGGAGCACAACCACTTGCAACAGCAGATCCATATGGTGATTACTCTGCTAAACAAAATTTAGACTTTGAAATGTTTCGTGTTCCAATATCTTCTAGAGGCTTTGTAAATGATGGACTAACTGAAAAGTTAGTTCTAACAGCAGAACTGCCAACAGAAGAAAGATATGAAATTACAGAAATTGGTCTATACTCAGCAGGATCAAATCCATCTGCGGGTGCATATGATAGCAAGACCGTGTTTGCTTTTACTCAGGGAGAAAACTGGCAGTACCATACAGCAGTTGCAGCAACATCTATCCCTACAATTACAGAGCCATTAGATGACCCATTAGATGATAACGTAATTGCAACAACAGATCCAGTCTTTCAGACAAACGCAGATAACTCCATATTTTATAAAGCACCACGCCCAGAAAGATATGAACGTGCAAGATTTTTAAATAACATTATTTTGATTCAGGCAATGATTCAGATCTTACTATAGACGCAACAACGGGCAGTTCTTTGGGTCACTTTGTTATTGAGCCTGGGTCTAATCATATACACCTAACTGGAGCAGATGTTAACTTTAGTAGAAACTCTCCAATAGATGAACTAAGACTTGCCTTCTCTATTATTAGCAAAGATGGAGACTCTTCAGCAGTTCCAGATACAGTTAGAATCTTAGTTGATTTTGCATCAACAGATGCAGAAATACCAGAAGAGTTTGCTAGATTTGAAATTGAACTAGAAAATGGAAACGGTACTGGATCAACATATGACTTTGCTGCCAATAGATACTATGTAGCATCAACTCAACTACAAGAGTTATATCAAACACAGGGATTTACCTGGAATGCTGTTAACGTAGTTAAAATTTATGCATGTGCAATAGTATCAGATGTGCCATCTGAAGACTACTACATTGCTCTTGACGCACTGAGATTAGAAAATATTGCAACAACAAACCCATTGTATGGTTTAACTGGTTATTCAGTAGTAAAAAACACAGATGCAGAAACAATTATTAAATCACCAAATACAAGTAATTACATTGAATTTAGATTTTCTGTAGGGGTAACTTAATGAATAATGAAACAATTAAGAAGTTTAAGGTTCCAATTACAGACATGCCGCCTATTAGCAGCATAACAGAGGGGTACGACTTAAGGTATAGAGTTATCTCTTCAGATAAAAATAGAACCTCCCATTGGTCTCCAGTATATCTAATTGAGCCAGGATATACTTTTGTTCCTGGAGTTATTCATTTTAATAAGGCTGGAGATATTGCTTCTATTGTTTGGGATGCAGTAACGATTAATAAAGTAGATGGCGCTAATACTTATTTTATTAGAAAAGAATCTCAGTATGATTTTTGGGTAAGGTGGGATAGGGGTGGAGGGAATGGTGATTGGATATATAAAGAAAGATTGTCAACAACCTCTTTATCTATCCCAGTTCCAAGCACATACACTGTTGATGGTGTTGTTCAACCAAGTCCACCAAATAGGATGAGCGTTGAAGTCTATCTTCCAGGTTATCCAGTTGAAAGATCAGACGGCCCTGCTGGAACGCCGTTTTTAAAAGTTTACAGACTTCTCAATGAGACTGTTTAATGATATAATGGAGAGATAATGGCTAAAGTACCGCTACCAGA